ATTTGACCTCGCCCAGGGCGCGGTTCATCTCCAGCGCCGGCTGCAGCGACTGGTTGATACCGACGAAAGCGCCCGTCACACCGGCCAGGCCCATGCCCATGGTCTTGATGTTCTTTTCGCTTTGCTCGGTCAGCTCGGAAAAGCCCATCTTCACCTTGCCCAGGGGCGCGGTGACCTTGTCGGTCAGGGCCAGGATGAAGTCCAGGCGGGCGCTACGATCGGCCATGTGGTTCCTACCCATTCAACGCACGGGCAATGCCGCTTGCCACGGCAAATTCCATGCGTTTCCAGTGTTCGTCTTCCAGCCACTTGGCCGTGCCCATGTTCTCGATGCTGGGCTCGGCACCAGGTAGCCAACGGTTGGTCAGGGCCAGCAACTGGCCCAGGCCGTCTTCGGTCAGGCGGTCGGCGTGCTCAAGGGCTTTTTTACGATGATCTCGACGTCGGGCGCGTACTCCTCAAGGAGTGCGCCGGCCACTTGCATGGTCATCACTGGGTTGGCCAGCAGCTCGCGCAGACCGGCTTTTTCAGCCGGCAGTACGGTGCTGGTCAGCAGGTTGAAAGACGGTGCGACCTTGTTATTGGCGGTCATGGCGTTGAAGTACTTGGTCACGTCCTGGGGCGTCAGGGTGAAGGTGAATTCCTTGGGGCCGATTTCCAGGGTGATTTCGCGGGCTTGTGTCTGGCTCATATTTGGTTTCCGTTTCAGTGGTTGAATTGAGGTTTCATTGGGATCGGCGCAGGCAAATTTGCACGTGTTCCTGCAGGCCAAGGATCATTTGCTTACTGAGGGCAAGCTGATCTTTGAGGGTGAAATAATCCGGTCGAGCGTCTGTTGCGAGTTCGGCGGTGGCTGCATTAGCCAAGCCGCCGGTGCCGGTACTGGCGGGCACTGTTGGGCTGCAGGTGGCGTTGATGTGCAGCCGCTGACGGCCATCACCAACATCCCGACGCTGCTCAAGGTTCGAAGCGAGTTCATCGTTCAGCTCCAGGGTTCGTTTAAGGTCGATAGCGTCACGGTTGGCTAGCATTTCGCCGCTGATGCGCGCTGCTTCGCGCAGGCCTGCCGCTTCGAACAGCGCGTTGTCGCGTTCACGGCGGGCGGTGTCGCGCTGCCCTTGCAAGACGTCGAAGGCCACAAATGCAATCAGGCACAGCGCCAAGGGAAACAGGACTTCACGCATCACAAACCCGCCTCGCACAGCGCAACTTCGGCCAACCGGCGGACGTGCAGCCCTGGAATAAACACCTTCTTGCCCTGGGCGGTGGTCACAAATGCCCAGACCGGGGTTTTGCCGTCAGCGGCCCAGGCCAGCGCTTTGCAGCCGTCCTTGATACGGCCGGCATTGATCAGGCCGACAGCGCGACTGGCGCAGGTGCTGGCGGTGCCGAAGTTGTGGCCATGGCTGCTCAAGGCGTCGAAGGTGTTCTGGCCGACCTGCTGATTGGTGATGCAATCAGCGAGCTGCAGTTGCCCCTTACGGATCACCAGCTGCTCCACCTCATTGCAACGAGCGTCCGACCAGTAGTCACCAACTACCACCGGATACGGGCTGGTGTGGCGGGTGATCCCTTTGCACACGGTCGGGAGGCCCTGGGCCAATTTGTCGGCATAGACGGTGTTTTGGCCGTTGCCTTCCCAGGTGCCCAGGAACACCACCAACGTGGAGCTGCATAGCGCTATGGCACCGGCGGCGATCTTGCCGCGCAGGCTCATGGGAACAGCACCCGCAGCAACGCCGGCCCGACCATCTGCGCGACCACGCCCAGCACAGTCAGTACTGCCAACATACGGGTGACCTTGGTTCCGATATCGGACACGGTGGCGGTCAGCTCGCGCTGGCCATCGTTCAGGTCCGAGAGCTGAACAGCCATATGTTCGAATTCGCCCTCCAACCGAGTGACGCGGGTCGGTACGGTTTCATGGCGTTCTTCCAGGTCGCTAACGCGGTGTTCAAGCACCGCGTAGCGGCTTTCCAGGGTGCCTTTGGGCTTTGCGCGTGTGGTCATCGGCGCTGTCCTTGCTCAATAAGGGATTGGCACGGCACGCAGCGGGTCATGCCGCCCAGCGCCTGGCGTTTCTCCGGAATGGGCTTATCGCAGTCTTCGCAGTGGGTCAGGCTTGGCCCGCTCGGCCGTGCGACGGCAAGCGCAGCCGCGATCGCAGCGTCACGCTGACGTTGTTCCAGGGCCTGGGCACGATCGAACGGGCACACCATCAGCGCAGGCCCTCGATCTCTGCAGCAGCCAGGTACGGCACGCCGTTGACGCGGATAAAGTCCGGGCTGGTGACCTCGAAAGGCACCTTATGCTTGGACTTCTCGCCGCCCTTGGGGTCGACACTCAGCAGGCTGGATACCTTCAACTTGCAGCCGAAGGCCTCAATGCGCAGCTCTTCTTCGCCGGCCTTGGCAAAGAACACCGAGTCGAACGGCTCCAACTGGCGGAAGCTGCCGGCAGTGCGGGCGGCCTCGATCAGCAAGTTGAAGTTGCTGGTGTCGAACTCGAATTCACCACTGGCCGCCACGTCGCCGTCGACGTGCCCATTGGGTACGCCCCGGGTTTGCGCCACGGCAGTGTTGTCGGTGATATCCAGGGTGCAGCTTTCGACATGCACCTGCAGGTCGCCCAGGTTGATGTCGAAGTTTTTACCGCCAATACGGGACATACGGGATTACTCCGAATCATCGTTGGAAAGGTCTAGGGCGATGTTCGCCGTCAGGTCCTTGGGGCAATTGAGGGGCTTGATCTTGATGTACACCTCCACCTTGGTTTTGGTGTGCCAGACCAGGACGATGTCGCCGTCTTTAGGGGACTCGATCTCGCCCGGGAAGACCTGGCCGGCAAAGGTTGCGGACTTGGCCATGGCACGCAGCGGCTTCATAAACGCGCTGACGGCAGCGGCCATGCTGTTGGCCGTGTTGTTCAGGCGCCGATCGGCAACACGCAGAATCAGCAGCGGGCGCACTTGGCGAGCGGCCTTGTCGGCCAGCCGCAGGTACTCGACCACCTGGAAGTCGCTCGCCGGCGCATCGAGCATGTTTCCGTCGCCCCAAAACACGCCTGGGTAGTCGGGGTAGGTTTGCGAGACCGAAAAGCGCGCCTTGTCGAGTTCCGCCCGGATCGCGGATGGCAGGGGCACGCCGTCTTTGTCGCTGGGCACTTTGCCCAGGGCCAACACCGCGCCACTGGCCACACGCATGGGACTGTCAGCAATGCTGACGGCCGCGTTGGCCAGGCGCCCGGCCAGCACGCCCAGGTCATTACCGTGCAACTGGGGTACGACCAGGACACGCGGTGCTGCCAGGTCTTGGGTGATTTTCTTTTGCAGGGTCAGATAGTCGGCCCAGGTCTGTTCTGCAGAGATTCCGGCAGTGCTGGCCATCACGAACATACGGCGACCGTAGGTGTTGCTGACGGCGATCGCGGCGTCATGCATGGCCGACAGTTCCGCTGCAGCGGTCACCGGCGCTGTGACCACCACGGCCTCCACAGAAAAGCCCTGCTGCTGGGCCATTTCCAGGGCAACCCGCCAGTCGCCATCGGCAGCGATCGGCGCAGCCAGACAGGCCCAGCGGTCGCCGCCATTGGCCTTGGCTGCCGCAACCTGGGTTTTCAGGTCGCTGACGGGTTGGCCCAGTACCACGTCCAGGTCGCTATCGGTGTTCAGCGCGACTAGGCTGCCGACGCTCTTTGCGCCGGGGCCGATAAACAGGAAATAGCGTTCGATCTCGGTCACGGCACCCTGGCCGAGATTGAGATTGTTAACGCTGACGTTGCCAAGTGCCATGCAGTGCCTCGTTATTTGCGGGAGTTGAGGATTTGTTCAAGCACCTGGTTAACCAGCAGGCTGGTATCGCGGTCGGTGCTGACGCCGAGGAACTGGCGCTTTGGCAGGGTGATTTCCCAACTTTGCGCACCGGTGCCTTCGGCTTTTTCGTCGGACAGGATGCGTATCAGCAGGCCCGCCTTGGCGTAGTTCACGTGTTCTTGAATCCATGCCACGGATGGCCGGGATAGGCTTTTCCTTCCCTTCTGGCGCACCTTGAAACCCAGGCGGCGCAGTCGTTTGGCCTGCTTGTCGGTCGCGGCCAGGCCCTCGGGCACCTTGTTCCAGCGGCGCATTTGCGCGGCGGTACGGCGTTCGGAGGCACCATGGTGTTGCTGCGCGGCGACCCATCCCGTCAGGGCGTTACGCCAACCCAGGGTTGCGGAGTCCGCGCTCACGTTGGTGACCTGGAGCAACTTACCCAGGCCGGCTTCCATCTTCTTTTTGCCCTTGCCGTCGCCCTTACGCGCAGCGAAAGCCGAACCGTCCAGGTTGCGCTGCTCGCGGATCCGCTTACGGCTCATCGTCCGTACGCGCTTGGTAACGTTGTTGAGCAAGCGCCGGCGCAGTTGCGGGGGCAGGCTCAGCAGGGCTAGTTGCTCGCGCACACGGAGGTGGCCACGAACGTCCAATTCGAATGTGCTACGCGCCACTTCCGCGGACCTCGCCGTGTTCAGCCGTCCACAGGTCAAAGGCGATCAGGCCCCACTTCTTGCCGAACGCCTCGATCAAACCGTTGGGGTCTTCGGACAGGTGTTGCGCCTCGACGAACTCCAGGGTCAGTTCCAGATCTGCTTCGTCAGGGGTGACCTGGTCGACGGCGAACGTCGGTGCCGGTAGATCGTCGTCTCGGCCGGGATCCTGGGTTTCCAACCAGCCGCCCAGGAGCGCCATCAACAACGCCGGGTTGCCGGCGAATCGCTCAATCACCACCACCGCGCGGTAACGCATATCGCCCATGTGCAGGCCCTGGGTGGTGTCCTTCCAGATCAAATCCAGGTTGACCTGCTCGGCCCAGCTGTCGATCTGCTCGGGCAGCACCAGGTTCAGGCCGATCAGGTAGGTGGTCAGGGCGCGCAGCTTATTCATAGCAACGCCGCCGTGATGCGGCCACGGCCCTGCAGCGAGCGAACAGCCTGTTGGCTGAATGCCAGGAAGGTTTCCGGGCGATCGGGCGATTCCTTGCCCAGGTTTTCGGCGCTTTCGCGGCGGATGATGGTTGCGAACTGGGTCAGCAAGGTGGCCTTGGCCCGGCAATACACGGCGCGCTTGTACGTCGCTGCTTGAAATGTGCGCTCCGGCAGCACCATAGGGTCCGCAGATTCCAAGCTGGTGACGCCTTGGCTCTGCCAACGTGCTTTGCACGTGGCCAAGTCGCTGTTGACCTCGGTCATGGCCGTGGTCAACTCAGCAGTCAGCAGTTCCACCAGGTATTCGCCCGGCAGGCGATAGCCCTTCTGAAACTCGGCCACATCGAGGTTCGGCCAAAAGCCGTCATTCTCGATTGCCAGTTCCACACGGGTGGTGGGTTTACCTGAAAAGCTCATGCTGACCGCTCAAATAGGGCGGGGAGCCTGTTTTCAGTGGGACGGTCCATAAATGGGCGGCTCACTTCCACAGGTCCCCGCTGGGGGGGGTAGTCGGTTATTCGGTGGCCGGGTTAGCGGCCGCTTGTTTTGCCAGGGCCTTGCGGACCTTTTCGATACGGGTGTCGTTGCCGGCCTGGGCGTACAGCTCGGTCGAACGCTCCAAGTGCTTGAGCGCGGTTTCCAACTGCCCAGCCTCCAGGGCACGAATCCCAATCAACTTGTGGTACTTGCTCGGGATCTGCTCTGTCAGCTGCCACTCACCGTCAACCAGCGGCAGCAGATCGGAGAGGTAAGGCTCTGGGCTGCGGTTGGCTTTGTATTCGGCGTAGGCCCACTCGCACACGGCGTCGGCCACAAAGGTCTGGATGTCGCGGCGCTTGAAACGCTCCGGCATCTGCTGGCCCTGTTCGATCAGAAAGTCGGCCAGCTCCAGGGCGTCATCGAATTGGGCGGTGTCGAACAGCCAGACCATCACCTGCACAGCAACGCGGTTCGGGAAGTTCAACCCCGATTCGCAATAGCGCTGGACGTACTCCTGGTACTTGGGCAGCAGCTCTTCGCGCTTGAGTGCCTGGCGTCCTGCCAGGCCATTGATTGCGCTGATACGCGCCAAGTCCTGGTCCAAGGCCGCTTCCTGCAGCAGCAGGTGTTTGCGTGCATTGGCCGGGCTGCTCAGGGCATCGCCCGGGGTGTAGGCCATGCCTGCAGTAGCGGCAAGTGCCGCTACTGCAGTGCTGCCCAAGGCCAGGATTCGGCGCTTGTGCGCCAGGGCCAGGCTCACGCCAACAGCTCCACGTTTTCGGTCAGTGCGATCTTTTCCAACTGCTCGATCACATAGCCTTCGTTGCGGCTGTTGTAGTCCTCGACGCGGGAGCGCTTCGGGTTCTCGATCGTCTGCTTACGCCAGCTGGGGTCCTGGTAGTAGATCGACA